TGGCGGCTCTAATCTTTAATCGATACTAAATCCTATTTTCCGTTTTGGCTTGCTATTCTTCTCGGCAATCTCCTCGACCTTTGGTTTGCCAAACGATTGCCAAATCGTGGCTCCGGCGCATGATCCAATCGCCGCCGCCATCGAAGTGGTAAACGTTATCAGTAGTTGGGTCGAGTCTTTCATGTTCGGTTTCATAACATCGCCTCCTCATAAAGGCGACGGTTTTTCCTGCGAAAACAAAAACAGCCGAGACACCCGTAGGCACCTCGGCTAAACGCAGAATATCAATTTGTTTTCCATCAGCTGTTGTTCCGCAGATACCGAATCAGAATCCAAATCAGCCAAAGACCTCCCGTGCAGATGGTCAGGATAAGGTCCAGCAGCAATCCGCCGCCGCTGCGTTTCTTTCCACTACTCATAAGAATCCTCCTCGTCAAACTCTTTCTTTTTGTTGTCTCGATGAATGATCTTCTCAACGCCGGCCTTTGCTTTGACGGCAGTATCACCAGCATGGGTTTTTATGTGCTCCCATTTCTCGGCCCGCCTATCGGCTCTTTCTTGCTTCAAGGCGGCTTTCTGCCGCTCAGCTTCTTCAAATATCCGTAGACTCTCATCGATTACCTCACGAGTCACATACTGGATAATAACAACCTCTCCAGGCTTAAGTTTTGAGTTGGCCTTTTTATTGCAGGCAACGACCTGAAGGTCAAAACAATCCTTGTATCTAACATGCGCATCTCTGATGCGAACTTCGATAGGCAGCGCTTTCAGACCGTGGCCCTCTATAAGTTCTTTAGCTTCGTCCAGTTTCAAAGGGAACTTTTTGGAACAGAGCTCCGGCATGGATATCAATTCTTCAGAGGGCTCCGTTTCGTCTTTTCTGGGGATTCGGTCTATAAACTCAATCGCAACTGGAGTCACAGCACTAACGATTCCGGCGACAAGTCCGAGCTTCCCGCCAATATTGGGATTCGGTTTGTTAGATCTTCCCATCAGCCTTCCCTCCTTTGGGCAAAATAAAAGAGTGCGCCTCAATGAAGAGACGCACTCTGCAACTAAAGCGCATCTCTCATTGTTGCCACACAATCTCGTTACCCGGCTACGGGCGCATGAGTATAGAGAGAAGACACTTGTTGCCAAGATGTGTTCTCCGTAGCCGAATAATTCTTTATACGATTGTGTGGCGGATTCAGTATATCACAATGCATCGTGAAATGGAAGAGTGAACTTTGCAGTCACGTCATCTTGTGAAAATGGCTCGAAACAGCCTCAAAACTCACTATTTTGCCCTTGCTGGCCAGTTGGCCACTTTTTTCTTCCACTTATATATAATTTTTAATATTTTTTTTCGCATTTAATTAAGAAAAAAAGTGGGCAAATGGCCAGAAAACCCGCAAACCCTTGGGGCGCAAGGGTTTCAGCCTGCCCACTTTTGAAATAAAAGTGGGCAAAAAGTGGGCAAATGGCCAGTTTTTCACCAATTTTCCGTCCGTACACGGCTATCCAACCTCCAAATTTTCGCAAAATCCGAACCCAAAGTGGGCAAATGGCCAGTTTTACAGACCAAAAGTGGCCAGCAAAATGACCTGCTACTAACAGTAATAGTAGCAGCTTTTGACCATCTGGGCAGAGATTTTCAAGCCGTGTACGGACGAATTCTATTCTAAGTTAGCCTGTTTTCCATCTTAGATTAGAAATATCCAGCCTCATTCTCAATAGGAACGCCGCTGGTAAGGCCTGTTTCGAGGGGCAATGGGGTGGTAATGATAAGCCGGAAACGCCTGGTACGGACGCTTTTTAAGCAGGGACATGCCGTACTTTTTCGGCGGGACAGACTTCCGTCCGGGCCAAATATCAGGGCTGGAGAAGACCTCCTCCCACATCTTTACAAATGTTTCGGCCGCATCCGATATCGACAGAGCCAAGGCGTCCCAGGCCTTCTGTATCTTAGCGACTGTTTCCAAAGTCTGTTCAAGTGTCATACCCATTCCATTCACCTCCACGTAATGCGTGTTTTGGAATCTGTACGGCTCGACTCAACTGATCAATCAGTTCTGCTGTTGGTGTGGCTGACAAATCTACCTTCACTTCGACATTTGCTTCCGGCAGTGGTAAATATCCAAGCGCCTCCATTCGCTTATGGTCGCAGGTGGATACGTACGGACACGCTTGGCATTTCTTCGCCAATCTTGATAGACCCATTCCACTCACCTCCAAACCTTGCCGGAACGCTTATCCACAAGAACGATCCGCCCCTCGATCTCGAAGTCCGACAAAGCGCAAATATCAAAGATCATATGGAGCAGCTTGTGGAACCGTTCCTCCTCGGTCTCAATGTTCTTCAGGGCCTGATAGGCGGTCGGGTCAGAATATCCCTCTGCGTTTTTTCGGTCGTTCCAGGACAATCACTGTCACCCCGTTCCTTCATAAATTTGATAAGCGATTGAGCGTGCATGTCGCTGATGCCGTATTTTTCTTGCAGCTTGGAGACGAACCAATCGGGAACAGGTTTTCTCCCGCACTCGATGGCAGACAGCTCAGCCGATGAAATATCAAGGTCCTTTGCCATGTCATAGAGCAGGAGTGCCCTGACTAAGCGGATGTTCCGTACTGCTCTTCCAAAATCATCAAGTCCCATGCTCACTCTCCTTGTGCCACGCCTCCACATCGACGCCGATTCTCTTCAGCATCTGAGTGCAGAGCCAAATATCATCCTGATCCTCCATCTCATAGCGGCTGACCAATTCTTTGATACGGTCGTGGAAGGCGTCGTAATAAGTTCGGAGCCGCTGAGCCCCGAACCCGAATTGCTCATGCAGCACCCATAAAATAGTCGCGTCGATCTCGGCGATATGCTTTCGGTCGTACTCTGCCAGCTCCCGCTGGATCTCCAAGTCCATGGCTTTCTTCTCCGCTGCGGTAAGTACGGCCCCGTACACCTTTCCTCCGGCTTTCTTGACCTGCATAGCTGTCTCCCATCATTCCGTTGGTTTCAGCGAAGACCGGCCCGAATATCACTGCGGGCTGAGCAAGCACCAATCGCCATAGAGGCAGCATTGGGGTCGGGCGTTTCCATCCCTTTCTCCTCATCCATCTCCAGAATGGTCATGATGGCGTAGTTGGCCAGATCCATCAGGGTGTCCCGAATGGATTCGTCCGTAACCTGCTGCTGACCGGCGTCATTTGCAGAGAGGCGGGAGAGGGTCTTAAATCGGGAGAACTTATCTCCCAGCCGAATCCGGGTCATAGCCAGTCCCTCCTCTACAAAGGTCTGATGGAAGCTGTCGCCGTAGTCATGGTTCTTTCGTTCGTACAAGCTGTTCAGCTCGTCGCAGATCGCCTTATGGCGCATCACTTTTTTGTTCATTGGTTTATTCCTCCCGAATAGTAGTTATCGAATTGCCCCTGTGTCCTGGCGGAAGTATGTGCATTTCAACTCCACCGGCTCGATCCAGGGAATATCATGCAGGCGAATGCTCCTGATAGACTCGTCATCCTTCGAGGGTCGGCGGACGCTTACCTCATCCACAGCAGTTTGTGCCGCCAGATACTCCGACTTGTACTGACACACGCCCCTATGGCTGCATCTGGTACAGCAGGTTTCCTTTGCTCTAAACATACGAACCATCTCCTCATGATTTTTATCAATCGTTGCCGCTTTGACATTCAGTTGATGTAGAGCCATTTGCAGCTCATCCACCAGGTAGGTTTTGTCATGGTCTTTAGGCTGACGAACCAGGCCTCGAATCCAATCGGCGACAGTAACGGGCGGAGGAATCTGCAAACCAAGGTCGCGAGCCATACTATCGATGTATCTCGCCATCTGGCAGGTCGGCGCCACAATGACCGCGCCTGTATCTGCGGATTGCCGAATCAGAAATGTGGTTTTGCCCGATTGTCTTCCTGAAACATAAATAGTCATGATGCGTTTTCTCCTTCGACAACAGATTCGACGATGGTTACGGTCCCCTCAAACACGCCGAATTCAGACGATTGCTGAAACGTGTGGGTTTCAGGCTCCTCGTCATCCCGCATGGGTCTGGTCAAATACCACAAGGAATCCTCTTTCCAGGTAATCATCTCCAGTTTTTGCCCGGGTTCAAGTTCTAATGTCATATCGCCACCGAGAGAGCGAGCGACGCCTTGGTCACATCCGGTCAAAAGTCCCAACGACAAAATAATGCACAAGAGTGTGCCAACGTAAATGCGTTTCATGTGTCCTCCCTTCAAAATATCAAAGGACCTCCGTAAGAATCCGGAATTCCTTGAACATACCATCTTCCAAAGTTACTTCAACGGGCTTCCCCAACAGCTCGGAAATATAATTCACCTTCGCATCATTGAGGATTTTTGCCACGCGGTCGAGGGATTCCGCAAGATTGGTATGACGAGTTCCAATTTCCCAGTGGCAGTCTGGAGACATGTTTACAGTGTATTTGCCACCATCCATGACGCCACTGCCAGACATCGAGAAACCGAGTTGGAGCCCCAGCTGAAACGGGTAATCTTTCATACTACCAAACTCGACAAAGTCAATTTTACCCAGTCTTTTCTCAATCATTTTTATCCTCCTCTCCGACCAGTTTCCGGTACAGCTCTTCCGCCTCTTTGCCTTGGAACTGATTGATGATGCGAACATTATCGCCAGGTGCTTTCCTCCCAACGATCAATACCGCAGGGTCGCCGTGGCTGTGGTCAAATCCCACCAGCATAGTGTCGAAATTTTTCATAGAATCCACCTCAAAAAGTCGAACAGAAGTTTTACAAGGAATAGAACGCCGAGGATGGCCAGAACAGTGACCAAGTTGAAGATGAACCTTAGAATATCATCCCAGCCGTTTTTCATTTCTTGGTCACCCGCTTCGCCTTCCGCTCCTCATATTCGGCCTTTTCAATCTGGACCATCTTGCCGTCCTCTTCCTTGAAGTAGCGGTTAAGCTCCACCTTCTTGTCATCGGGCGTAAGAATATAATGGTAGCCAACTGTATCGTAGTCGCCGTTCTTAGGATCGACCAGGAAGTCCTCCGAAAACACGCGATACTTCTTGCCGGCAGGCAGATAGGGCATGGTGATGGGGAAGATCTTATCCACGAGCCGGGTCATAAAGCCATTGCTGAAGGCCGCATTCGGAGTATTGATGTTTATGCCGCAGACCCGTTCGGTATCGGAATAGGTGGCTGTGCCATCCGGAGCAACCTCCTTGAACAGGGAGGACATGCGCTTGCACTGGTACTCCTGATATCCTTCTTTCCAGTTGCACTCACTGGTGATGTCGCTCCAAATGTCAGGAGTGTCCTCAATGGGCGTCAGGCACTTGCCGTCGATCAGACGGTTCAGAATGCTCTTGGTGATCTGGATGCTGAACCCGCTGTGACCATCCCGGTACAGGCACTCGAAGGCCCTCAGAGCGCTCTTATAGCAGGCCACGCCATATGCCCAGTCATCCGTATCCTCCGAAGCCTCTTTTTCCCGCTGACAGGCCATCTCGACTTCCTGAGAGGCCCAGCGGTTTTCCTCTTCATCCATCAGCACCGCCCGGTCATCCCAATACTCATTGGCAAAGACCTTCCGACAGTCCCCGCCAAAGGCCTCGATGATCTCGGGCAGGTTCTCGTTGACTGCGTCCAAGTGAATATCATGCTCCTTGCAGAAGCTCACAGCCTTCTCCAGGGGCTCGCCGACACGGTTGGTCCAGAGGATGACCTTGGTACCATTGGCCTGCTCCTCTTTCAGCCGATTGATGTTCTTCCAGATGGGCTCTCCCACCTCCGGCCACTTGTTGACTGCAAGACAGCCGTCGAAGTCCACAGCAATGATCTTCGGAGGGGTAGCCGCCGTAGCGTTCTCGGGTTCCTTGGTTTCGACTGCATTTGCATTCATTTCGTTCATGGTGTTTTCTCCTTTTCAAAATATCAATCGATAATGGTGAGTTCGCTCATCGGAACGGTTGCCAGTGCTCCGTTCGTTTTCTTGATAACGGCCTTGTCTGCGAAGAGACCAACGCCGAGCTGTAAAATACCAACCTCTTCGGCGCGCTCTTTTGCCAATCTGAGGCATCCCGAACAGGCTCCTTCGGGAGCCCACCCCAAATTCATACAAGCGATGCAGTCGGGCACACTCTGATAAATCCCTTTCATGCCGCCCCTTTCCAGAAAACATAAATGCCCCGAACTGCTGTTACACAATTCGAGGCATTCTTTTTTTTCGTATTTTGTTTAATCCGAGGCTTTGAAGTTGTAGACCGGGCGAATACGCTCCACAATGTCCGCTGTGGGGCCGATTTGTGCGATAATCTCATCCATGCTCTTATACGCCATGGGAGATTCGTCCAATGTATCCGGCACCACACAGGTCGTATAGATGCCTTCCATTTCCGACCGGAAGGTTTCCATAGACAACGTATTGAGCGCAGCTCGCCGGCTCATCAGTCTTCCCGCGCCATGCGGAGCGGAGCAGTTCCACTCTTCATTTCCCTTGCCAATGCAGATCAGGCTTCCGTCACGCATGTTAATGGGGATGAGCAGCTTTTCGCCAGCTTTGGCAGAAACGGAGCCTTTGCGAAGGATCATGGCGTCCGTATCAATATAATTATGGATGGTGGTGAATTCGTCCGTAATCGTGAATCCCATCCCGGACACGATGATGTCCGCCATAGCTTTTCGGTTCAGAACGGCGAAGCGCTGGGTCAACTTCATGTCGTGGATGTAGTCGTCGAACAACTTACCCTCCACATAGGCCAGGTCTTTCGGAATATCCAACACGCGCTCTTTCTTCAGCGCCGTAATGGTCTTCTGAATTTCCTGGAAACGCCCCTCCGCTTTCAACTGGGCAATGGTCTCCTGAATCTGATGACGGGCTCCGCCCCAGAGTGCCCGGCGGCCTTCGTTTTGATAATAGTCGGCCACTTCCGTTCCGAGATGTCGGCTCCCGGAGTGAATCACGAGAAACAGCCGCCCGTCCCCGGCTTGGTCTACCTCAATAAAGTGGTTACCGCCTCCCAAAGAGCCGATGCTGTGAACTGCTCGGTCAAGATTGACCTGGTCGGCACAACGGAGCTGGGTCAAGTCGATTTCCGAATTGAGAGGATGGGGAATATCGCGGATTTCTCGGCCGTAGGGAATCTTCTCCCGAATCAGCGCATCCAGCTTGGCGAAGTCAATCTCGCGTTCGGCCAGTTCCACAGTTTCCATACCACAGCCAATATCCACGCCTACCATACCTGGGACGATCTTGTCCTGAATGGTCATAGTGGTGCCGATGGTACAGCCTTTACCCGCATGGACATCGGGCATAATGCGGATTTTACAGCCTGCAAACTCAGGCCGGTCACAAACAGCTTGAATCTGCTCCCGAGCCGCTCCTTCCAGCTCATTGGTGTAGCAAATAGCAGTGTTGTATTGCCCTTGAATTGTTATCACAGTTTTTCTCCTTTCCTGTGGGCTTAGAACTCTAAAGGCTCATAAATATAATTACTCTTCCACGATCTCGAAGTTCTCAGGAGGGTACAGATAATCTTCATCGCTGTCGTCGACCAGCCTATACCAACCCTTTTCCATGCCAAGAACGGTATAAACTTTATCGTGTGTAAGCATCAGGAACTCGGTTTCGCCTTTCCAGCGTACTTTCATAGCGTTCAAATATCAATCCTCTTCGATGTCTTCCTGGCGAATCTCCTCCGTATCCCAATCAGGACCGGGTAAGTCAATATCGGCCAGATAGGCAACACCTTCCTCCAAGACCTCGACAATGGTTGCTGTCCTTCCGTCCTTCAGGCGGACTTTGTCATACTTTTTAACCATGTGAACTCCTTTTCACCTTCCGGTTCAGACTAATGCTCGTTAAATCATGAGTTAGAACTGCACGTCAACCGAATCGAAAATATCACGAAGGGAGCGTCCATCGAAGAAGTCGTCCGAAAGAAGGTCATCTATGTCTGAATAGTCTTTCCAGGTCTCGCCATACCACATCGCATAGGTGGTATTTGAATCGCTGGTTTCTGGCTCGATGCCACATCGCTTGCCGTTGTACTCAAACTCGGCCGTGGCATACTCATCGCTCAGAATCGCTACAAACTCTTCTAAAGTCATAAAATATCATCATTCTCCTTCCTTAAATCCTCCGGTATCTCTTCCTGAGTGCTACTAATTCGTTTTCCGGTTTCACGATCCCACTCATAATAATGAATGTGCTCGCCATGACTTCCATACGAATGGTGTTTGGGATTACCATGATCGCTCGTGTGTATTTCTGAAACTTTCCATCCGTCACCATCGTAAAATGCGCGTGTTTTCACTTTTCCATCAGAAGAAATGTGATCAACGACACTGTCGGGTTCATCCTGTTTAGTTGGTCCAGCATGTCCTTTGATGGTTTTTGTTACTATTCTACCAGACTTCTTGCTTTTATCAAGCGGATACGGCGGCCCATTACGAACGCCCCACTTCTGACCTTTGACGCCATGATGAGCAAGGACATTAAATCCAAGCCGTCCCCGGAGTTCCCAGAGAATATCTTCCACGGTTTCGCGGGTCTTCGGGTTCAGTTTGATATAGTCCTTATGTTCATCATACCACGAGAAGATCTCGCTCAGATTACCTTCCGCCCAGCTGAAGGCCCACCAGTCGCAGATCATCTCAATAATATAATTGTAAGGCATCTCCAGCAGGACTTCGCCTTCACCGGGGTCATCGTTGATTAGAACCCAGTGCTGCCAGTGATGGGGATTGCGGTGGATGTGCAGGAGCCAGGCTCTTTGGAACGCCTGGACAACAGCATAGGAGCGGTTGCCTCCATAGAAATAAGCGTCATAGGCCTCGTACTCATCCGGCTTTGATTTGGACGCATCATGCTCGAACTCGGTCTGCCAAGCAGCGTCCGGTTTCCCCTCAAAGAGCCAGGGCATGTTGGTCTGAAGCCAGTCAAAACCCTTTTTCACGTTGGCCTTGTGCTTTTGTAAATATAAATCGTATTGGTAACTCACGGGCCGCACCTCAATTCTTGATGCCAAGTTTCAGTTTGGCCTGCTTGAGCGTCAGCCCAACAAAGTCGTTCGGTTTGATGATGGCAGGCGCCTTGGAACGGGAAACGGCTTCCCCATACTCCAGAACACCTTGCGTTCCGTCGTCGTAGAGAAGCCGCAGCCGATCGTTCAAAATATCACGCTGAACCATCCTGATTCGCTTTTGTGCCATATTGCCCTCCTGTGTTTTAAGTGGTGTATGCTGCGGAACGGTCTTTCTTACTCATCCGTACCCTCGTAACAAACAGGTTTATGCGAGTGCAGGTTTACTGGATGCTCCAGACACTCGTCGCAGGGCGGTTCGTTTTCCTCCAGCTTCTCATGCTTGCAGGTTTTGCAGTATTTGTCAAACCGGACAAACAGGTAGTCATCTTGGACGTTCATGACGGCACCTCCTAAATATCATTAGCGCTACGATGCAGGCTCTGCTCCATGCTGAAACCGTCCGGATACCGTGCCCTGAGTTTATCCACATTCATTTGCAAGATGCTCTCCAGGTCGTAGCCAATGGCGTCTGCGCTGACAGCCAGATACCAGGCAATGTCGCCCAGCTCTTTGGCCATGTGCTCCCGGTCGAACTCGTGGCCTTGGAACAGCACTTTCTTCATCAGGTCAATGGCCTCGCCGGCCTCGCCGTTCAGGCCCATAAGCCCTTCCAGAACGCGAATATAAGGGACGGGGTCGGTGGTGATGCGTGACTCCGTGCGCAGCGCAAGCGCCTGGTATTCATTGATGGTCATTGTAGAATGCTCCTTTTCGTGTGTAGTTGCTTGGTCAGTATGCGGGATTCTGGCGGCGAGTTGGTCGATGAGGATCTTTTGGTTGATCGGCTCGACAATTTCATCCAAAACATGCTTTTCATACAGCTCCCGCCAAAATTTTTCCCTTTTCCAGAAGGATAGTTTTCGGATTTCCGCCATCAGGTCGATGCAGACCATTGCCTCTACCATGCCCCACCGTCCGTCACAGGCTGTGAACTCCTTAAAGGTCAAAGTATCAATCCTCCCTCTCTACAAAATAGACGTTGCCGTTGTGCTCCACCTTCTCAAAGCCGTTGGGGAAGGTTGGAGCATTGATTGCATGGGAAATATCAGTGGTATGCCGGCAATCAGGATAGTGACACCGGTCGCCGCATCGCTTACGATCGCAAACATAGAGCTTGTCGCCAGAATTGAGCTTTCGCATTGGAACCCCTCCTATGGCTCGATGATTTTGTGAAAATCAGGCTTTGCTTTTTCCTTGATTTCGGACCACAGAGCCTCGCTGGCCAGTTCATGCGTCCAGACCGGCCTGCCGAGGAGTTTTTCGATGTACTTGTGCACTTCGGAAAAGTCGCACATCAAAATGCCGGTGTAAGCAGAGAGAACAACTTTTTCATGAAGCGTCATCTTTTTGTCCTTTCTCCGGGCGAAGCCGTGAAATATCAATATAGTTTGGACAGTGCAGAGATATGCCCATTTCTTTCGCCATCATTTCATACATGAGCAGGGTGGGTTTCAGCGAGCAAACTTTGATGTGGATGCAGGTCAAGCATCGTATTCCTGGAATGTCCATGCTCAACCCTCCTTGATATCAGCGCTCACTTCCGGAAACTGATGCTCGGTCGGGCCGTATCCCTCTGTCCTAATTTTGACCGTCAGGTTTACTTTGGCGCGATCCACATTGAAGTGGTCTGCAAGTGCCTGGACAATATCTTGTTCGTTTAGTCGAAGTATTTTTTCCATCTGATCGACTCCTTTCAAATATAAAAGAAGAGAGCCCACGTTTCCGTAGGCTCTCCCTTTGGTCGAGGTTTAGAACTTCAGCTTTTCATTGATTTTGCGAATCTGTTTCTCAACCTTTTCCTGGATTTCGGTGTTCCCGGCCTTGATTGCCAGATCCAGGACTTCCTGCCAGTCTTCCAACTGGTCCAGAAGCATACCCTTATACTGGTTGTCTGTCATGCCCATGGGATCATCACCACCATCCAGAAGGTGAGAATTGTTGCGTTCAGCCATAGCTTAACAACCTCCTTCCATAATAGGAGCTGCACTTTTTGCGCATAGTTGATGCTGTATCTTCGACTTCATGATACCATGCTTGGCCGAAGAGTGTCAATTAGGTCTTGACAGGGGAAAGTCCAATGCTCTTACGGTAATCATTGTAGGAGATTTTGCCCTGTTCATAGGCAACTCGAAGTGACTCCTCATCGGGCCAAGGGGATACGCTAATGGACATTCCACCATCCGGCGAAATATAAATGGACACCGACCGATTCCCCTTCGACATAGCGTCATCCACGATGGTGTGAACCTCCTGCCAAGAGGTGATGAAATTACTCTTTTCCATAAATATCATTCTCCTTCTTTGGTAATCAACTCGCTGTGCGGCAACTCCTCAGTGATGTATCGCCCACCACAAAAGCATACAGACAGAGAACTTGGCAAAGAACCACAGAAACTCCCCTATTTTCTGCATCAAAAGCCACGTTATGGGGTGCTTTTCGATCCACTTCTGTTCCTTATTCATCATTTAACCCTCGTGTAATTTACAGAAATGATCGAACTGTGCATTCAGTTCCTCATGGACTCTTCGTTTTGCCTCTTCCATGATCTCATTACTAATGGGGATATCTTTCAAGCTGGGGCCAGTAATCAGCTCATTGTACGGCAGACCCTCAATCCAGTCGCAGAAGGTGTGCCACTCGTCCAGCTTGTGGTTCCGCCGGCTCTTGTAGATGTTGGCCAGCACTTCATAGTTGAGCATGACCGTTCGCCGCTGGTTGTAGGAGGAAGGGAGAAGCTGGATCATCTGCCACCAATACTCTTTGACATGATCTTTAGCAAATTGATCGCCAGTAGATGCCTTTTGTTGATAATCCAGATACAATTCTCTGGCCTTATTAAGCATAGCAATGGTGAGGTTGAGAATATCAATCGGTTCAATTTCGCAGATACCTTCTGTGGAATAGGTCCAACAATCCGTATCTTCACCATTCGCGGAATCGAATAAATGCTCACACGAGAAATCTTCCAGCGTGAACTCCTTCGCTGCAATTTTGTGCATGGTGGAGCAAGAATTGGCCACCGTTCCTACCTTGTAAGTATCAAACTCCTTCCACCAGTACAGCGGAGCCGTCAAGTCCACATAGACCGTAATCATCCGCATGAACTTCCGGTGGTCGGTGCCGGCGTTGCGAAGACGGCTCATCAAATCCGCATCATTAGGGCCGATCCAAAATTCAGAATCATCAAAATACGAAGCCAGAATATGACTTTCCCTCTGAGCTGGAGCAACATATCTCCAACTGGAATCACTCTTCTCCCAAGAGTTCATCGGATTGCGCATACCTCGAATAGCGTGCTCCCAGCCAAGGACTTCGGTGTTTTCAATTTTCAGCATTGGGTTCAACTCTCCTAACTTTCAAATTTTCATCAGCGACATTATGCTCCGGAATGATACTCATACTGACCAACCTACCAGAATCGACAACAGTGATATGGTCCTCCACATGCGTCTTGATCCTGGTATAATATCCGCCAACGAAATACTCGTTTCCAGGGAGAATATTCGTATCGAACAATGATACCACGCCTTTGAGTCCGTCCTCCACCTTGGAAATATCAGCATGTCCGATTATTTCATCCATATCGAAGTTGTAGGCTACCGGGATTTTCTCGGGGAACGTGATCTTGCAGTCCGGGGCAAATTTTCTATTGCATTTATCCACGGTGCCAAATTTTAAGACCTGACCTTCAAACTTAATACCCATTAGTTTCTCCTTTCAAACAGGCGTAGAGCCTTCTAATCGAATGAATATCCCATATTCATTAAAGTTCGGATCGCCGAGCGTTGCTCCTGAGAACAGGGCAACGACTTCTTCCATGGTCAACTCAACGATGATGTTGCCATAACAAGACGTGCAGCGTTCTCGGTCTTCCGCTGTCTTAATGATCAGCATCGTTTTCTCCTTTCAAATATAATGCCTGAGCATCTTCATCCGGAACGCACCTAATGACAAGCGGACCCCATACTAAAAATTGTCCAAAAATCATATGTCCAAGATGAAGAAGCACATGGTCGCCAATCGTTTCATCTCCGGTAATGCCGATAACAATATCGCGGACGTCTTTAACGTCGTTGCTTACCATGGTGTAAGAAGGGTTTCGCGTCCAGTCTCTCACAACGAACATCAGTTTTCTCCTTCCATAATCTCTCTGTAACGACGGGCATTTTCTTCCTTGATGATTTTGGTATTAGGATAAAAGTGGTCCATGGCGTCGAGTTTCATTCGAGCGACTTCACGGTTGCCGTAAATATCTTCCCATTCATACCACTTTCCGTCTACCCAGGAGCCATCATGTTCCAACTTACAATCAACATACCGACAGGGATGCCATTCGTTATTCATGAGATTCTCCTTTCATCTTCGCATTCCACTTTTGGATCGATTCCGCTCTAGACTTCCGTGACCTCTCTAAAGAGATGGGGCAGTCCGGATTGATGCACCCGCATAAATATCCATCCCGCGAATGCCAAATATGTGCCGGGCGTCCGCATTTGCAACGAACTGCTGCTATCTGCTCATTCTTCATAGATGATGAGCGCACGATCCACGATGATTGATTCCGAAGGAACCCCATTCGTAAACTTGAGCGTCAGGTTCATGCTCTGATACTTGATGTCGATGACCTTTTTGTCAGCGATAAAAGCATTGATCGAGCTTTGAAAGGCCGCAGGGTCATCATTCGATAAAATACAAACTTTCATGTGTTTCCCTCCTGATGGTGTTTTGCCATCTCTGTCAACAAGGCATTCTCCTCATCGCAGAACTTGATCTTCGACGGGTCTACCCTCCGGACGCCGTCCGTAAACTCGACGATACCGTAGACCTGCCCAATCTGGCCTCCAGGGTGACCACCCCGCAGCGGACTCGCATCTATCACATTGGACCAATGCTCCCAGCAATGGAAATATCCAAGCTCGCCATCTACCTCACAGAGCCGGGTTTCCCATCTGATTTCACAATTCAATCCAGCCATAGTCTTACCTCTTAAATATAATTTTTCGTCCGTACCCTACTTAATGTCCGCAATAGACTCCACAAAGCAGTTATAGTAGGTGTAGCGCTTCCCCTCATAGTCAAAGAGGACGTAGCCGCCGTCATTGCCCTCAATGTCAATTTTCCCAGTGTACTGTGCAATGATCTCACCATCTGCCGTATAAATCGTCACCGTCCGTTCGAGCCCGTTGTCCAGTTCACTTTTCTGGTCAGTCATTGCCCGTTGACCGCTGGCGGTATTCTGATAATACCAGCGCATCCCGGCAAAGAGTCCGATGATAAGGAGCATGGCTGCTACAACGCTGAGGACCTTCCAGACAATCTTTTCAAATATAATTGCGCCAAAGATGCCAAACGAAAGAATAAAGAGAGCAAGAATCCCAAAGAGAACCCACCCCTGAATCGTCATAATGTTCTCCTTTCATTGCTCCGGAGTGGAGCTGCTGTTTTTGTTGCCGTAAAATATGGCCGCGATAAAGGCCTGGGTCAACCGCATAGCCTCTTCCGGGGTTGCTTTCGCCGCCAGGGTGCTCCGATAAAAGAGAAGGGCCGTTTCCGCAATCGACCCAATGGCGCTGATAAACTCTTGTAGCTGCTTTTTATCCATTGGCAGTGCCTCCTAATAATAAGAAAAGACCACCCCCAAAGATGAGGGTGGCCCCGATTTGCGTTTCAACAATAGTTTTTCTCAAAGTCTTCCAGAATATCAATGAACTCTGCCGGCAGATACTCTATTGCTTTCAGTCTAAGGTCGTTCGGGACGCCGTAATAGGCTCCCGCGATCCCGCCGGCAATGGCCGCGATCGTGTCGCTGTCCCCACCGAGGGAGACCGCGATGCGGATGGTATCTTCAAAATTTTCCGACTCCAAAAATGCCTCGATTGCTTGAGGGACAGATCCCTGGCAGCTTGCGTCAAAGCGGTACTTTGGGCGGATCTCGTCGATTGCGAAGTCCAGAATATAATATTGATCTTCGATTCGCTTTTGGATCATGCTTTTTGTCGCGCCATTCAGTGCACCCCAAGTAGCCAAAGCCGCAGCCTCCGCGCCTTTTATCCCCTCTGGATGATCGTGACTGACCTGCGTTACTGCTTTGGCAAGTTGGATACATTCTTTTTCCGTTTTGGCAACATAAGCCACCGGGCTTACCCGCATGGCGGAGCCGTTTCCGTAGCTCCGGTAGGGCCCCGGGTTCTTATGGTGGAGCCAGAGGTAGAATATCTGTCCGTACCCGGCGTTAGGATACTTTTGCCCAATCTCCTGCATACACCAAATAGCATGATTGCTGAGATCAGTATAGTCGCCGTTGCATTCCAGCAGAGCCTTCGCAATGGCAACCGTCATGGCGGTATCATCCGTAAACCCGCATTGGTCCGTGAACAGTTCAAAATCCTTTGACTTGTGGTTATGCCGTTCAAAACGGGAACCGACAATGTCGCCGATAATTGCTCCGAGCATGTACTTTCACCTCTTGTTCAGTAGAATATAGGGATGAGCAAAACTCGTGTTTTATAAAACGCTAACGCAATATATAGAAACTGTGTGCGATTTTCTACACCGTATATTGTGCCTCTCTATAAGCGAAATGGAGTTTTGCTCAACCCTAGTAGAATATAATAAGGTAAGGTCACTTGTCAATTTCCAGGATGTGCGCCGCGATCATGTTGGCAGTATGCGTCCAGAGGATGTTCGGGCACATGTGAACAGCTCTTGTGTAGTCATTCCATTCCTTCTGGTCTACAAAGGCGCCCATGTGATAACGGATGCACAGGATTTCTTCCATGGTAAGGGACAAATGCTGGGAAAGCAGCATCACCGACTTCTCCCCGTGCCCTTTGAGAACCGCATCGGGGTCGTACTCCCACTTGCTTTCATCAACAAGAGGGATCGGGGCACTGCCACCATAGAAAGTCGCGTCAACCGGATGCCGGTATTGATCCTGCTTGCAAATATCATGGAACATGCCGATGATGTAAGGCGATTCCGGGCGTCCCCACAGCAGGCCATTCCGCTTTGTGAGCTCTACCAGAGAGATGGTCACATTCAGACTGTGCTCGAACAGACCGCCCTCGTATGCTCCATGGTATTTGGTGCTGGCCGGGGCCGTAAAGAAGCCGCCTCCTTTCAACCTCTCAACGATGCTCTCCGGAAACAGATGCAGAGCAGGCTCCATGCAACTGCGAAAAGCGAAAACGCGACTTTCAACATCGCTATGGTCTGACGCAAATTTAATTTCGTCATTCATCGTCTTTCTTCTTTTAGAGTTTAATTTCAAGCTGCTCACATTGGATGCAGAATCCTCTGTCCTTCATCGCAAGCAGCTGTCGGGCCTTATTGACTGCCCAGGGGTCATCCAAAGGCAGGTTCATACCAGTCGAGTGGTCGAAGTCTTTGAATTCTTCTGCATAGGGAACCTTGGCGGCGATGTCGGGGTACTTCTTCTGAAGCTCTTCCAGCTCCGTAGCCCATGCCGACCAGGTGCTATCCGAAATGAGGTTATCATCCATTTTGTAATAAATGATGCTGTGAACGAGAATTTGTCTCCGCCTGCGGTTAAGCAGCTCTGCGACGTCTTTCCTGTTCATGACTCTTGGGGTTCACCTCCAACGGCTTTGTGGCCCAACCGACAAACTTGCCCTCATTGAAGTTCTTCTTCTTGGACAGAGCCTTGCTGATGGCGAGGTCAATCCCGGAAAAGCTCTTCAGGTGGTAGTAGTTGAGATCCCGGTAGGGTGTGTTCAGCCGGTCAATCCGTCCGGCCGCCTGCGTGGCAACCTTGTAGGAATACTGCTGCGAGTAGAATATAATGGTGTCCGTGGTAATGCAGTTCCAACCCTCACAGCCGGCGGTGTACTGGACGAGGTACACCCACTTTTTTCCGGTAGGGATTTCCTGGTGCTTGTGACCGTTCCACTCCGCAACCTCCGTACCCTCCGGATACCCGAGTGAACGCAAAATATCCAGCTCATAGTCGTAGCTGTAAAAGATGATGGCCCTGGGATGGTCCTCCATGATTTCCAGTATCGCAACAGACCGGGATTCATCCGAATTGGTCACCCGGCGAAGCGCCATGCAGAGTTCGGCTGCGGTTTCAATGGGCCTGTCCTCCCAGGGATTCCATCGCGTCCGCATGATGTCCTTATACCTGGAAATATCATACGAAACCCGGATGTCCTCATGATGGGATACTGTCTGCCGCTTGAAATCCATGTTGACCAGAATCCTGTCCCGAAGCCGGATTAGCCTTCCGGTATTGCGGTAGCCATCAACCTTCGGGTATTTGGCCCTCCAATCGTAGATCACATGCTGGTCCACAAAGTCGGTCTTGTTGCGGTAGAACCCGTTGGCGATGAAGACCGGAATATAATCCTGCCAGGTATCGCCAGGCGTGGCCGAGAGCAGAAGCCAGTCATTCGACTTTACGATTTTGAGGAACGCCTTGGTCCAGGCGCCATACCCCACCACCCGCTGTTCATCAAAGATAAAGAAGGCATCCTTGATGTCAACGTACTTACCGATGTTGTTCCAGGAGTCGATGACCACTTTGTTTTTGTAGTAGTTGGCCTCCAGAGTGGGGGAGAGCAGGAACGGAGCCAAATCGCCCTGCCATTCACAGGTGTCCCGTTTTCGTGCAGTGGTGATGATGTAGAGGTCTCTGGGATTCTTCATCGGAATATAATCGTCCGTACCCACTTTGCCGCCCTCTTGCACATAGTAATAAGCGAGGCCGGTCCGGGACTTCCCCGAACCAACCCCGCCGCAGAGGATACAGCCGTTTTTCATCCGATTCAGCGCTTCGAGCTGGTAGTCATATAACTGGATGGCCACGGGGCATCACTTATCCTCTTTCTCAAGATACTCGTCCGTCCACTTTGCAATGACATTGTAGTAGTTGCCCTTGTTGCCGAGAGCTTTCTTCGCAATCGCCATAGCAAGCCCCTTCTCCGGATCGAACTCGTCGTAAACGGCTTTGACCACAGTCTTGGTGCCGTCGGCCCAGAAGACGATAGTGGCAGGCTCGTTGAACATCACGTCCAGAATCTCCGGGACAAGGGCGCTATCGTCAAACCTCCGCAAGGCCTGAACCATAGCGCGATAAGCTGCCGGCGGCTGATTCATCTCCTGGACAGACTCGTAGTAAATCTTGCTGCGCCCCCGGGGCAGAAAGTTGCTTCCAGCAACGCAGGTTTGACAGACGGGTTCTCTAAGATAATTGTCGCGCACGCAGTCCTTGCATCTTGGCCATTTATTCATGTTGCATCCTCCTTAAACAAATCTATAAACGTCCGAATGGTTCTTCTTGTGTGCCATACATCAGAGAAATACATGGGCGTGAACCAGTAATTTTCCATGCTGTCGCCAGGGGTCATTGGCTTCGTAAGGGCGTTTCCGACCTTGATATAGCCAGCGACCCCGAGCAGGGAGATCTGAATATAACACATCAGTGCCACCAGTTCCTCGATGTCCTGTCCGATGATCAGAATGTGGTTCTGAAAGTTCAGGCCCGCATCTTCCAATTTGCGTCGGGCGGAATTGATTGCGGCAATTAGATTTGCTCCTGCTCCACAGCAGCAGTCATTGATGGAAACATAGCCCTGCTTGTCAATCTGCTCAACAAGGTCGTCCATCGTGATGTCCGCCATCAGTTGGCACACGTGGTATGGCGTAAATATCTGTTTCAGCTCCTCATAGTCGAGGTGCAGATCCATAAACATCTCGCCGAGAAAGTCCTGTTCCGGGTTTTCATCCAGAGCCAGGACCACAGCGGCATAGAGTTTGGGGAAAATATGCTGCTGAGATTCTTCGTATTTGTTGATGATTTCCAGATACCGTTTCTCCCGCTCATCATAATGGGCTTTATCCACGGTATTGGACATTGCGCAGGCCACCATGACGATGAAATCCCTCCAAATATCAATCGGGCGACATTTTGGAGAAAGCAGCTGCTGAAAATTGGAGCGAAACTCGTGATAATACTCGCTCTTTCGCGTCGACGGCCTGGCTGGAATGTACTCTTTCCGGACGGGACGAGCCGATTCCAGCATCTGTGTGATGGGTGTTCTTTCTTGCCCAATCGCTTTGGGCGGAACAGCCATGGGAGGTTTCCACGGTTCCTCCATGGACTTCGGTTTTGCCCGTGTTCTCGGTTTCTGCTGGGGAGGCGTGGAAGGGTTCTTCGTTTTCTTCTTCCGGGAATTTTTCCAGAATGGCTTCATTCCACACCCTCCTTAAATATCATGCGGCAATTTACCTCATTTGCCATGGTTTTTCTCCTTTCAAAAATAGGAGAGGGCGCCGGCTATCTCCTTATTCACCGACGCCCCCACATTGGTCTTACTCCTCCGGATACTCGTCGCCGGCGTACTTCTCGGCGAACTCATCCTCTTCGATGACCACGTACAGCGAACGCAGGTAGGCCTTAACGCCGCTCTTCTCGTTCTTGGTGCCCTCCTGAATCACCCAGTTGTAGGGGCGGATGGTCAGGTCCACATTGCGGATCTCCGCGAAGTCGAGGGTGTCGATGGACTCCTCATCCAGCTTTACCTTCTTGCGCTTGGTAATCATGTAGACCGTGGGCGGAATGTTCTCAAAGCTGACCGCCACCTGAATATAATAGCGGGGCTCCTCGCCGTCCTCACGGGGCGGACGAACACGGACATTCCAGCCGTCATCGATCAGCTTCTGGGCGTCTGCGGCATCTTCGATGTAGACGCAGAAGTTCCGCTGTCCGGCGCGGTTGTACTTGCTCTCTCTGCCGGAGAAGTTCCGGAAGAGCAGGCGGGCGTTCTCGATCACAAGGTTCTCATTCACTCTGGGATTAGCCATAATAAAACTCTCCTTTATTTATCGTTGATTTGGGAAAGGTGTTCGCAGATAATCGTGCCCCTGCGGAGCAATGCGACTTCCTCTTCCAGCTTCTTGACGCGGTTCAGTAGACGGCCCTCATAAACCATGGCTATGAAAGCCAGCAAAACCGCCAACACGACATTGACGCCGCATAGGAAGAACCGCTTGGTGGCGGCGCAAATGAACGCAGCCAGAACGTCGAACCAGAATATAATCAGCACGATGCTCATCGTCTTCACCTCACATCAAAGGCGGTAGCGTCATCGCCATAGGGCTCCCCGGGGCCGAACCAGGGTGGCGTGTCATCGTCCGCTTTCACATAGGGGTCGTCGGATACGAACCACTCGAAGTCTCCGTATTGGGAAATATCCGCAACGGCGGCGTCCACCATGGCATCGTAGTACCCCCGGTCGATGCCGTCTTCCTTACCCAGATGCTTGACCATCTCGGACTCCAGCCAACGGTAGCCCTTGGCCCCGCCAGCAGAGGCATAGCTCTTTTCGCCGGTCTTTTTGTCCACGACCTCCCGCAGCAGCAGACCGCCGTTGCAGCCGGGTTTCATAGGACAAAAGGAGCCAACCTTGCCGATGAAAATATAATTGTGGCCCGGTTCGATTTTGGCTTTCAGATCCGCAACGACCTCGTCATAATCCATGGGGTACTGTCCCTCTTTGTCCGGCCATTTTTTCCGCAGTGTTTCAAGCTCTTTCTCATACTCGGATACATCCGGCAGGGTCTCGTTCGTATCCAGGTACAGCGCGGTGGTGACCGACTTGGTCTCGCACATATCCTCGAACACGATCTCTTCCCTGGAGAACAGCTTCTTGAACACGTAGGGGATCTGGAACTGGGTGCCGGTGGCGTTCCATTCGCCGGGGTGTTTCCGAATATCACCGGGCACATAGCCGTAAGCCAGCTGGCATTTCTCCGCCGTGGCGTACTTGGCGATGTAAACGGCGTTGTTCACCAGGCACATCCGGTCGTAGGTGGCCTCGTGCTCAAAGGTATAGCCGTACTTCTCACCGTACTTCATCACAAAGTCGATGATGGCTGGCGTTGCGTCCGGGATTTTGATGGAGTCCGTCTTGATGTGGGCAACAGTAAAGCCCCGTTTCTGGACCTCGTGCTTGAGGTTGACCATAAACAGGGCTCCGCGCTTGGCGACGATATTGTCTTTGTTCCGGTTGTCCCGGAAGGGATTCTCGAAGTTGGCCGAGGTCAGGCCATAGACCGAGTTGATGGCGATTTTCAGTGCCTGGGCCAGAGCGTCTGCCGAACCCTCATCCGTCAGATACTTGGCCAGTGCGCCGTTCAGCATCTTCCGGGCCTTCTCAAAGTTCTTGTGCTTGATCTCCACACGGGCGTCCTTGATCTCCTGGAACCGCTTGGTGTACTCGGGGCCGAACAGCTCCTCCGCGATGATGCTGGAGGGGTGCATGGAGGCAATGTCCAGCAGGGCGATGTCGCCGTACATACCCGGCTCGGCATAGACATAGCCGCCCTCGCCAACTTCCTCACCGCGATAGAGGGACTTCCCGCCCTCGAATTTGTATCCGGGGAAGATGGGACGTCCCTTTTTGTCAAAAGCAGTGAACTCGTCGAACTCAGGTTCTCCCATGGTAAAGGGCAGGTCCCGGTTCGGGTCATAGATCTGCGTCGTGTCGCCCATGTTCCGGTAATTGAACTGGTCCTGGGGGCGCTTGTTGCCGCCAAATATAATTCTGGTGGTGAGGGAGTTGGTGGTATCATTCACCGTCATCCCGGCCACATCCGCCAGGATCTCCCGGGCCACAAAGTCGGCTTTCCGGGCATTGAAGACGGCTTCAGTGGCGATGACATCGTTGTCGCAGTATTCCGCGACCTTCTGCCACATCTCCTCCGGAACCGGCTGGTCCCAGGGAAGCCCCAGCTCCTGGTGATGAAGGCCCAGCTCGATCTCCCATTTCTTCAGACTCTGCTTGACCGAGCAGAAGTCATACACGTCCGTATAAGAGACGTTGTAGGCCTCCCCAAAGAAGCAGTTGGTGCTCCGGGCCTTCTTCTCGCTGTTGATGATCTTCTGGGACAGGTTGTAGAGCTGCTCGTTGGTGTAACCCATCAGCCGGGCGTACAAAATATGATTGTCGTACCGGCGGCAGTTGAACCCCACCAAACGGAACTTCATCAGCTCCTCGATCTCCGTGGGCTTGGGGTTGATCATCCGGACCACGGTTTGGCCGGGGCCTTCGATCTTCCAGTTCACCAGAAACAGATTGGGGAATACCTCTACATCATAAAAGACCAGCTTGGCCTCGTCATTTTTCACCCCCTGTCCGTCCTCGGCGGATTTGAAGGGCATCTTATTCACCAGCTTGATGCAGTATTCCGCCTGGTTGGTGCTGTTGGCGGCGAAGGCCAGGACCGCGTTGCGCATATCGGTGACGTCGTAGGGCATACCGCTCTCATAGGCGTCCGTCAGAATCTTGTGGATAAAGTCGATAGAGGGCTTAGTAGCCGGATGGATTTCCTTATTGAGGTTTCGCTTGATCTGAACTCTAAGCCCTTTTTCGCTTTGAATGACTTTGGAATTTACCACATTGTTTTCTCCTTTCAACGGTAATCCAGAGCTTATCGTAGCGATAGGCAGGTTGTTGCATTTGGAGAGCTTGCGGCGCAGGGAGCTGTTGCCGGTAAAGACCTTGACCTCGATGTGGTCGTCGTAAATCCGGCTGAGCCGCGCCGGGTCTCCGGAATAAATATAATGCAGGTGGATGCCGCAGCCACTCTTGCTTACCTCCGCATAAGTGGCCGGCCACTTGCTCGCCTCGGCCAGATTCCGCTCAAAGGACTTCTGGCCCTGCTCGTCCGGAATATCAAAGTCGATGACGATGTGGTTTTCCGGGAGCTTGACGTAGTGCAGCTTGCTGGTGTCCAGGGCGGACAGCTTTGTCCGGACACGCTCCCATTTGTTACGGGGCGTGCCTTCTCCGCCTGCATACTGGGCAGGGCAGTCGGCGCAGTCCTTGTCAAACGCCGAAGCCTGCCCCTCCACAAAGTCGATGGTGGGGTGAGGGGGCGACACCGGCTTGTCCTCCGGCGCCTGTTCCTCAAATTTTTCCGTCCGAAACCCGCTGTAATAGTTCCGAACGCGGGACCCGTCCCCCATGCTGAACCGCTCCTCGTAACACCGGAAGTAGTTCTTCAGCTCCTCCTTAAATATCATGCGGGAGACGGGGTAGGGCACCTTGGCGTCCTCGCAGTAGACCTTATACATCTCCCAGGCCGACTTCAGGGACACGCCATCGTCCCGTTTGAACACATGATAGGAGTCCACGATGAAGTTATAAAAGTCATTGGAGGCCCCCATCATGGCGATGGGAATATAATCGTTGTAGTAGTCCGGGTCCTCCAGATAGACCTCCTGACAGTGATAGGCAATGCCGCCCAGCTCGAAGGGGATTTGCCGGGTCAGCCTCCGGTACTCGTCCGGCGGAACCTTGTCCCCGGTGGGCGTCACGTCGATCAGCCTTCGGATGACGCCGGATTTCGCGTCCGTAATCTTGACCGGCTTGTTGGTTCCCATGATGAGGAAGGTCTTAAAGCGGTTGGAGTAGGCGGAGCGGAACTTTTCGTTGACAGTCATCATCTCGTGGGACACCAGCGAATTGATGCGGGTGTTGTCCTCGATGCGGGAGAGGTCGCCGTCATGCTGAATGGCCACCAGCGGATTGGCGCGGAAGGCCTCCAGAGCAAAGGCGTTGCTGGAGGAGCCCAGGTCCTTGGCGCTGAAGCTGGTGTGGTATCCCTCGAAGAGCTGCATGATCACATTGATGATGGTGCTCTTTCCGGTGCCCACCGCTCCGTAGAAGACCAGAAACTTTTGCAGCTTCTTGGACTCCCCGGTAACGATAGCCCCGATGCACCACTCGATCTTGTGCCGCTCCTCGGGAGAATATAATGTGGAGACCAGACGCTCCCACGCCGGAGTCTCCCCCGGCTCCAGGGGGTAGGGGAGGGACTTGCTGGCGTAGTCGCGCTTGGTCACTTTCGTGTTGGAGAATATCAGCTTTTCATCGAGCATATGGAACTGGTCTTTCATCTGCTTCTGGCAATACTTGTGCCAGGTGTCGATCATGCCAGTTTCCGCGTCCCACATATGGAGGACGCGAATGTTGCCGTCAAAGCGCGTGCGGTTTTCTTCTGCGTATCGGTCCAGCTCACGGTCGATCAAGTCGACCGCGTCCTGTTCATCAGTCGACCACATACCCCGTTCGTCAATCCAGATTGCATAGAAGTCGCCGCCTCTGATCATGAGGTCGCTACTTTTCTTGATGATAAACTTGGGATAGATCTCGATGATGCCGCGTTTCCCGCTGCGCGTTGAAATCATCAAGAAGTCCAGCATCGGGTCATTTACTCTCCTTTATCATACTCCAGCTTTTTCACACGGACCGAAAGCTGGTAGACCTGTTCCTCCCGCTTCCGGTTCTCCGCCGCCAGGGCGTAAACGCCCATAACTGCGGCAACGGCGAGCACGGTCAACATGCTGCTTTTACGGCTCAGCTTGGCCACCCGCTTCTCAAAGGCCTGGAAGTTGTGGTTTACCAGGGCCGTCAAGTCCTCCAGCGTGCAGATATCCACGAATTTTCCCTTTTTACTCATGCTAAATGCCTCCCTCCCTGATGATTTCGCGCAGGTAATAGTTCATCTGATACCAGATTTCCGTGTTCCGCATGTCGCGGCCGTTGTCCACGGTAAAGAGCCCGCCTTCGCCGTTGCGTCCGTACCCGCGTTCCAGGAACCGCTCCAGCGTCTGATCAACAAAATATCGCTCAAACTTCCGGTCGTCCATGGAGCCGAGCCCCAGGCTCACCAGCATACTCCAGAACCACTGCCCCGTCCGGTCTCCGGCGTCGGGGTCGTCCATGATGTGCTCCTCGCAGCGGATGGCGAGGGCGATCATCATTTCCAGAATGCTGCACGGGCGGTCGTCCAGGCAGGACGCGACCATGGCGTCAGAATATAATTGCTCGCGACCGAACCGATATCTAAGGTCGATGCCGTCTTCGGCCCGGTTGCCGTCCATCGGAATCGTATAGGTGAATTCCGTATCGTAAAGCCGCGCAAACAGCTTACGATAGGACTTGTTAGAATATCGGTCGTCGACCACGAGCTGATACATCCAGTCAAAATACTGGTCAATCAGTTCATCCCGGGTCAAGCGTCAGACCTCCCTTTCAAATTTTCGGAGGAAGGGTGGATCGGAACTCCGCGTAGCTGCGCAGGTCCCGCAGGATCTCGTAGTCGCACCGCTTGGGGTCGCTCCGGACAAAGACGGAATCCTCCTCGTACTCCCCGAAGTGGTTCAGAGCGTCCCCAACAATATCCTTCGGCTCGTCGATGATGACCCCGTTCTCATCGGAAAGGATGCCGTCGTCAAAATAGGTCAGGCTGATCTGGGTGTAGCCATCCATCTCCCCAAATTCCTCCGGGGAGATGACATAGGGGGCCTCCACCTCATGCTCCGGCTTCGGGGGCACCGAGGTGCGGGAATATCCAACCCGGCTGACCATCTTGGCGTAGTCGTTGATGTCGCCCTTCTCCTGGTTCTTGTTGGCCGCCAAAACCGTTTTGGGCGCCTCCTCCGGCTCGTCCTCTTTGGCCAGATGCTCCTTCAGAGCGGCGATCTCCTCCTTCAGCTGCTGCTCCCTGGCATAAAAGGCCTGCTTGGCGGAGTCAATCTCCTGCTCGGAAAGCTCGTCGTACCGCGTCTTGGCGACATACCATGCGGAAACGCCCCCCAGTGCGGCGCCTGCGAGAAAGGCCAGCGCTGTGCCAAGTTTACTCATTGTAGTCCTCCTCTTCGTCTTTAGTGCTCATGACGGTAATAGCAAGGCCCCCGAACAGCAGCGCTGCGCTGATCAGGAGCCCGCCGGTGATGTGGCGTTTTCTTCTGGTGTTGACCGCGTAGTCCAGCATGGACACCAGATTTGCAAATCCCTCCATACCGCTTACCTCCTGGACAAAATGGTGACGCCGCCGACCAGGCAGAGTCCCGATACGGTGGCCAGGGCGTAGGACAGCAGGGCTTTGATGCAGGTTTTCATAATGCGCGCCTCCTTTACTCATAACTGGAAAAATAATGCGCCCCCACCTGGAACAGGGGGACGCCGTAGGAATGATAGTGGCCAGTCCGGAAGAAGACCACCTCGCTGTTCGTGCGGTTCTCCAGCTCCTCCCGGACCAGCTGAACCAGCTCTTCCTTCACATAGCAGCGCTCGATACGCTCTCCATACATGCCGGCAAACTGGTTCTTCTGATAAATCACGTCGTGGACATTGTCGGGAAACCGGGGGGTCTCCACCCGGTTCAAAATGGTGTCGATAACCAGCCGCTGGCCCTCCTCCGGCTCGCCTTCCGCCTCCGCCATCACGCAGAGGGCGATCAGGTCGATCTCCTCCTGGGTCAGCGTGACGGCGTTGGGCTCTTCCATCGGTTCCTCCGGCTGGACGACAGGGGCCTTGGAGACCACAGGCTGAGGAATATCAGCCCGTTTCTCCGTCAGGTTGACCTGTTCCGCAACCGCATGGACCGGGGTGGCAACCGGCTCCAAAGCGGCGGCAGGCTCATACTCCACACAGAAGGACGCTCCGGTGAGCATTACGGCTGCAAGCAGCAGGGTCGCCAAAAATTTCTTCATGGCTCAGCCCTCACAGCGTCTGGTGGGTGGCCAGCGCGTCGGTGATGTCGCCCACCACGTTGAAGTCCAGGATAAAGGACCGTTCGTAGCCGTTCACGAAGTCCACCGCCTTCTCGCGGCACACCTCGAACATGCCGAAGTCCACAAAGTTGTCCCCCATGGGCTCTCTGGGGTCATAGATCCAGCCCACCACGGCGCCGGCCTTGGTCAGGCGGAAGCCCAGCATCTCATAGACCTCGTTGAGGAACAGGTGGCCGCGGGACTTGAGCCGGTCGTTGGCCTGGGCCTGAAGGGCCAGCAGGTAAAATTTGTTCTGCTCGGCATCCTTCATGTAGGCGGGGTGGCCCTCGTCAAAGATACGGGCATAGGGGCTGTACTTGGAGGGGTCCCAGCCCTCGGCGGCTACGTCCACCGTCTCCTTGACCTTCTTCTCCTTACCATTCTCGTCCACCACCGTGGTCTCGATCTCCTTGGCCTTGATATTGTAGCGCAGCTCCTTCTCCACCTGCTCGCCGAACCGCTCCAGCACACGGCCGCGGTAATCCTTAAAGTGTTTGTCCAGGGTGGCATAGGCCGCCGCCAGCGCCATGTTGCGCTTTCTCATGAGCTTGTGGCTGGTGAGGATGCAGGTGATGGACGCCGCGCCCAGCAGAACGGCGGGGGCATACAG